CCGGGAACGTAAAATTAGAATCTTGTGGTTCTGACGAAGTGGTAACCTAGAGTTACATCAAATGTCACTGGTGCTCCAGCACCTTGTACGTTATATTGTACTTCACCTACTGATGTCGGAAATGCTCCTACTAGAGTAAATTGAGCAACACGCTCTAACTGTGTATCAAGTTGTACCAAGTCAACGATTGAGTTTTCAGTCGGTATAAAGTAATTACCGGTGCTAGTAGCTTCATCAAATGTATCTCTAGTCCATGTCAGTAGTAGATTTCTCAAAGCATCCTCACGGTCACTGTAGAATGTTAAGTTATATGTACCATCATATGACGCAGCACCTGGGACTTTGAAGTTCATCCCCATGTATGGTACATCCTCGCTGTTTATCGTACGTCCAGGTACACTACCACCGTGAGCATAAACTAAGTCGTCTTCGGTTATAGCAAAACTACCGTCTCCGCTTTGTATGTTGAGTACTCTAAATTGAAAGTCGCGGCTGAAATCTCTTTCTTGCGCTACTCTATAGAAGTCTGTTATTGTTTGTCTTACGTCTGGCATAGCTTTAAATATTTATGGTTAGGATACTAATTCACTGAAGTCTTGACCCGTCCTAGTTGCATAAAAGTTTACTAGGATGAACTCAGCAGCACGAGTAGGTTTAATATAGATGTCGATAACCAACTCATTCCGGTCGATCACATCAGGTGAATTGTTACGCTCATCACATACGATTAGGTAATCATACATTCCTTGCGTGTTCTTAACTTCCTCGAATATTGGTCGCAATACGTTCATCACTTGCGTACGAGTGAATAATGTGTTCGGCTCAAATACGAAGTATTTAACCGTATTCATTACAGCTTTCTGGAGATATAAGAACAATCTCCGGACGTTGATTCTATCAAACGCACTAGGTTTCGCTTGCATGGTCTTTTGACCATAAATAACATAACCTTCATTCGGGAAGTTAGCAATCGGATTAAGACCAATCTTATACAGTTGATCTCTTTCCTTTTGTTTAGGATAAAATGCTAAGTCTTGAACACCTGTTAGGAGACCTCTAGTGAATCCGGCAGGAGCGATCCATGGATAGAAGTTACTATCCGTATTACCCATCGCGGCAGCGGCGAAACCGCTCATCGGGACCCAAACTCCACGATTAAGAGCTTTATCGTTAGTAAACGCCCAGTTTGCATAACTTGTGCAGTAACTACTGTTTTTTGTACCACCTGTCAGCATGTGTCGTAACGGCCAATAGATGTGCTGTGAGAAGTTAACTCCGGTTTCGCGTTGCTCTGACGTCAATGTCTTCTTATTTTTTCCTTGTACGAAAATATATCGCATTGGATCGGCGATAAAGATGTTATCTTTTCTAGCGAACTGACTGAACGACTTGAATGTGTCGAATATTGTATCGTAGTCGGTTAAGAACTTAATTTCGCTCCGGTTATCAATAATCTTAGTAGAATACAGCCCACTTCCACTTAATCCGGCTTGAGCAGTTGAAGCATCAGTACCGTCGTTATGACCACCGATGTTAAAATACTCCTCGTCATCAAAGCTCGTCTTATTACCTCCGTCTGATCCGACATACACGGTACCTAAGCCGGCTTCACATGTTATATCGATTGGAAACAGATCAGCATTTTCTGCTAATTCGAAAACTCTTTGTAGTTTAGCGGGTATATTACCAACTTCTTTAGCCGCGGCGGTTTGTTTCTTGTAAACACCATGTGGATATACGTTATTACCGTGCTTAATATCTGCGGAACCGTCGCGCTGAAGGTCCTGCCATGATTTAATATACAACCGATCACTTTTTAGTTCTCCATTATTAAGAAAACCGTTTCCTACCTTATAGTCATGACTAGCTTGTTGTTTTCCTGATTGTTCAGAAGGTGATAGCTCGTCATAGTAGCGGACGTCCTTAGCTGGCAATATTCTTGTCTTCCGGCTAGGATATCCGGTTTCGTCTAACCAATTACCGGCGGTCTTTGAAATACCTTCGTTTATCTTAAGAGTTAAATTGTTACTAAGTTCGGATTCACTCTCAATAAAGTATGAAGTGGCAACTCCACCGTCAGACCTGAAAGCTTCTCGGAAAAAGTTGGATGAACCAACAATACTATCGGCGACTAAATAGTCTAGCTTTGTTGCATCCGGTTCAAGTGTTGATTGACGTACTTTAAATACAGCTAATGTAAGAACATCACTAAACTCATCTGTGTTAAGATCAAATTCGCTTAAGTTCTCCATCACCTCACTCATACTACCATCTAACCCTACTTGTTGTCGCTGACCGTTTTGATCAGTTACAAATCCA